GCTTTTTTATTTCAGGACCAGGATTATCCAATATACACAGAATTAAATTATGATCATCCAAGTGTTCTGGTAACAGTTTAAAACTTTCATTTTGGACTAGAATGTTGAGTTGGATCAATTCGGGGTGGGTTTTTAAATAATCAATTGCATTTGGATTACGATTTAAATTTAGTCTTAATTTGGAAGGATCTATCCAAGGCAATAATTCCATGTTTGTTTTTATTTAAAATGGAATTATTATTCAATTATTTTTTACATGGAAAACACATTAACGATAATCTACGTTTTGCTCTCCTTAATGCTATAGGTTGTGCACCAACGCCTGATCCAGGAATATAATTATTTTTATTAGATTGTGCATTGTTGGTTATAATATTTCCGCCTGCATTCATTTTCGTAGATTTGCTCATATTAAGACACTATATAAAAAATTGAATAAAATTTTGTGATAATATATTGTACATATAAATGGCCGAACTTGCCCCCGATACTGGTTACACCCTTGTACCGTTTGAACCAATCAATACCATGTACAGCGAAGAACAAGAAGCTGCACTCAATGTTGAACTAAATACTGTAAATACTAAAATTCTATGGCATGAATATCCACATTCAGTCACTCTTAATTTACCATCTAAAGAACCACAAATTTTGAAAGTTGGAGATTTTATTACCTATGAAGGTCGCAAAGAAACTGGTGCAATGCTTGTCAAATTTAACGGATACGAAGATGAACTCGGTCCGATTGGATTTACATATCTTCCGTGGCGTGATGAACCAACCCGTGAAACTGGCCGATGGGCAACTGTTCATTATAGTTTGCGAGGAGATATGCGATTTATTATATGTTATCCATGCGGATTGCCTCATCATGGTCAACATATCATGTGGAACACATTGGAGATTATTAACCATTTAGCTCCAATAACCAATCCCGAATTTCAAAAAAAAATAATTGCACTTACTTCGTATCCTGAATCGGAATAATTTCATTACATGGTTGATAACTATATTTACATTTTCCGCACAACGATTGAATGTGAGATGTAGCATAATTATTCCTTTTTTTTTGTTTTAGTTTGTATTGCCTGTGTGGATAAATCCACATGTCGCACTCAATACACATTTGCGGTGTATTTGACCATGAATAGGCACTTGCCCATGTATTGGAGCACATGCATTCAAAAATACCGAAGCACTGTTTGCGACCCTGATACGGAGTAAGTCCCTTCGCCATATTGTATGCAGCATATACAATAAACTTATTTAATTCAATTTATTTTAAACATAAAATGTATGATTGGTATAATTACTGCACCTATTGTAACGAGTAAAATGGATTGTGCGCAATCGTATTTATATACATCGTATATTCATTGGGTTGAAATGGCAGGTGAACATGCCGTTATTATTCCGTATAATATAAGCGAAAAAAAATTAGCCGCAATATTAAAACGACTCAATGGACTTATTTGGGTAGGAGGTGGAATGCCAAATACAAAAACGCATACGCAACAACAAGAAGATGATTTGCTGAATACATTATTTTATTGTTATACGCATGCCATGAAAGAAACCGATAAAGGTAATTATTATCCTATTTGGGGAACTTGTTTAGGATTTGATATATTAATCATGTTTTCAAAACAAGAAGCTGAAAATATTAAATCGTCGCTTAAAACGTATCCATTAGAAGGAAATTATCCATTTACATTTACACCTAATCCTTCCAGAATAAAACAATGGTTTCCAACGAAATTACAAGAAGAAATGAAAAAAAATAATTGTGTACATCATAACCATTATCATGGAAATGATACTGTTCCCGAAGATAAAATAACAATCGTATCCATGCAAAATGAGTTTATTAATTGTATAGAATTTGTAGATTATCCTTTTTATGGTGTTCAATTTCATCCAGAAAAACCAGAAACAGAATTAGGAATTAAAGTATCCCAAACATTTATAAATTTTTTTGTAAATGAATGTAAAAAAAATAAAAATGTGTGGGACTGGAAATTATCCGATTTTAATAAACAAAAAATATTAATATAATGTATGGATCCTTTGTATGTACAAGTGCGCGATTCGCTTCAACAAGGTCAGGTTATTAATATGCCACCAGGAACTACCATGCAACAATTAGATGATGCATTATTGGAAGCAAGACAAGAACAAATGTTTGGAAATATTGTAGACAATGTAAATGCTTCTATACAAAAAAAGTTAATTGAATGGAAAAATAATTTACAAGAACAAGCTGGTGGATATAAATCTAGACGTAATCGCCGTTCAAAACGTCGTCGTTCAAAAAAAAATAGAAAATAAAAAGAAAAACTACAATCAAAAAAAATACAAAAATAAAAAACATTAAAAATTTTCATTTTTTCAAAAGTCATTTTGGGCCTTTTTTGGCCATTTTTCAAAAGTATTTTTTAATAAAACTGTTTTTAAAATTTTAATTGTATTACTTTAGATCATCTTAAAAAAATTATGTAAAAATCAGGTTTAAGACCATTATTTGAAAACGGCTACTTTTGGAAATAAAAAAGTAGCTGTGTTTTTTGCATTTTTTTATTTGTTATTGAAAATGGTGAAAAAATAAAAAAATAAAAAACAAAAACGTGACTTCGGCTACTTTTGGAACTAAAAAGTAGCGCTAGGTAAAGGTCACGTTTTTGTTTTCAGGAAAATTTTTATGGTGTGTCGGGGAGTTTCTTGAATCCGTTGTGGACGAAGGCGTAGTATTCCGCCCAGTCGTCAATGAATTCGCTTGATTCAGATACGAACGGATCGTAGAAGTACTCGGGTTCTTCGCGAACAAGCTTGGGAATAGGAAACAACCGCGCGTCAAACTCTTCAGCAGCGTCGTTAGATTGGCAGATGGTTACAGATGCGCCCATGATGTTGTTGGTTATGCATTCTATATTTTATAAAAATCAATTCAATTTTTTTTAAAGGTTAAAAGTATGAATATGTATAAATCGTTACTTTTATCTATTTTAACACAATTCGTAACTGGAATTATTGAAATTTTATTTTTGTTTGTTAAAGTTCCAGTTGAAATTTTATTTTTAAAACAATTGTTGATATTGGAAGTCATTGTACAAATTATTGAAGGTTCTTTTTATGCATATTGGTTTTTAAATTTCAAAACGATTTCAAATATTACACCCAAGCGATATTTTGATTGGGCAATTACAACTCCAACGATGTTAGTTACGTTGATCTTTTATTTGATTTATTTACAATCGGATAATAAACATGAATTACATTTTTTTGATTTATGGAAAAAAGAATTTTATACGCTTGGTATAATTTTGGTATTAAATTGGTTGATGCTTTTATTTGGTTATTTAGGTGAAATTGGAAAGATTCCAGTAATGATTGGAGTTCCATTAGGATTTATTCCATTTATACTGTATTATTGCCTTATTTATAAAAATTACGTGTTAAGTGATGATGGGTTAAAAATATTTTCATACTTTTTGATTGTATGGTCTATTTATGGAATTGTTGCCGTTTTGCCTTATAAATTAAAAAATACATGTTATAATGTTTTAGATTTATTTTCTAAAAACTTTTTCGGTATTTTCTTGAGTTATTTGTTATATAAGAATAAAATTTCAAATAATTAACTTATAATCTTTTACGCGATTTACGTTTTTTTGATTTTTTATTTTTTGATTTACGTTTTCCGCCCCATGGAAATTTAAACATAGTTGTAGAAGAAGCAGGTTCTTCTGCAGGAGAACTACTTGCCCATTGTGGCAACCATCTACTTGCATCAGATTGTCTTGGTGTTAGATCTGTACTGGATCCTTCTGCAGGAGAAGCATGTGAAACTGTACCAGGTACTTCTGTAGTTACAGAACCAAATTTCATAATTTGACTCCACCATGCTGGAATTAAACCATCTTCACTTGGAAGTAAACATTGTAACGTTTCTGAACTTGGTAATAACCCTTCTAACCTTAAACTACTTGGACATAATTGTTGTAAAGTATCTTCTGCTTCTCCTACGTAAGCTCTTAACACTGTTGGTACAACGCCAAAATATTTTTGAGACCATTTAGTCTCGTCTTGTGCTTTTGTGTTAATATTAGTAGGCATAGTATCTAATAACTCGCGCACTATTTCATTAGCTGGGGTAAAAGTATGATGTTGTTCGCTGAATAAACCTTTAAAAATAGTTACCATTTTTCTTCTATCATAATCTGTTGGACTAAGTTCATCACTTAATAATGCACGTAATTCTGGGTCTGGTTCTATGCCATCAGATGGTGGTGAATAAGTAAAATGTCTAAAACTACGCCTATCTGCATTGTATACAAAAAAATAAAAACAATCACCAGCTTTAATTTCTTCAATAGGTTTGTTATTTAAAGATAATCCAAATATATAAAAATCTGTCCTACGGCTCCAAAGTATTGCTGTTTTTATACCAACCTGTCTTGCCAAAGTTACTATAGCTTCTTCTACAGCTACCATATAATTATATAATATTTTAAATTAGTTTTCGTAAATCCATGCGCGAATCTTTGCCCATTTGTTGCGATACTTCATATACCGAACAATTCTATATTCATTATTCATATACCTAAATATAGGATGATAGTTTTGTGCATTTGCACAAATCGTAAATGATTTGTGTTTTCCGTTGCGATCTATTGTTTCGTCCACCGAAATTACTTGGTTTCCAGTTTGAGATTTGAAATAGAGGAATACATCAAGAATAGTCATCGTAAGCGGAGCGTATGGGATAACAATCTTGATGTAAACCATTTTATATGTTACTGTTTTAAAAAAATAAATCAATTTTATAGGTCGGGAGCATGTGCGTAATTATACACTTTTGCCAAAAGTTCAGTATTATCATACCAAATAGATACTTTGTGAGTTTTGTTCCCATCCACAAGTTTCCAAAATGGATCGCCTATCCGAAGCATGATATAAAGGCGAACGCGTTTTTCATATTCCATGGTCAATACCTCGGAACGTACGATACCTTGACTGAAATAGCACATATCTAGATCCTCAATTGTATCGGTGTGGTCGGCATGTTCAGGAAGAGTAAAATCAACGATACAGTGAGTGTATTCCATTATGGGGGTATATTGCGGTATACATTATAATGTAAATTCAATTTTTAAATAAAATTGAAAATAATTAAGCAACATGTATGATTTAAAAAAATGGAACTTGTCCCCAATGAACTTTCGCTTTACAAGCCAGAATTGAACCCTCAAACGGGCGAATATGAAGATAAGTGTCCATTTGAAAAACGAAAAGCAGGATCCAAAATGGTTTGCCGATGCAGACATCAAAATGATATATTCAATACTGTTTCCCAATTTCATGCACATACGAAGCATCAGTTTCATAAAGATTGGGTGAAAGCATTTGGAAAATATGATGAGAAAGACGAATTGATTGCAGAATTGGCGAAAGATAAAGCAATGATGTTTGCTGATTTGGAAAAACAGCAGAATCGCGTAGAACGTTATAAACGTAAGAATAAGGAATTGGAACAAGAGAATATGAGATTGAGAGAAGAATTGGAAGAGATGAAAACAAAAAAGCGAGAAATGTTGGAAGTATGGTCGGCAATAGAATTGCAGATATCTCACATGCAAAGTTTGTATTAACGCCTTTTATATTTTTTTCTGTTGGTGCGTCTTTTATTTTTTCTGCGAGTTCCGCCAGGTATAGGTTCAGAAACTAATATTCGTGGTGCTGCGGGCAATGCGAGTGCAGCTACTGGTGCAGCTGCCGCTCCTGGTAATGCTTGTGGTACTAATGGCGATACTAACCGTCCTCTTTCTGGAGTAGGAGGGCGTGCAGTTACAGGTGTAAATGAAAATATTAAACTGCCAAACCTATCATTTGGTCGTCCATGTTGACGAGGTTGCCTTTCAAATTCTAAAATATGTCCACTCATTTCTATTAGTTTAAATGGATACTGGTTTGTTTGTTCATCTATTATTCCTCTTTCTCTGTATAGATTCAGTACTTGTCGCGGTGATAAGTGTCGCGTATCTTTTGCTGTAATGACATAAGTGGCTCCAATAACTAAATTGTTGCCAAGCGTATCTTTTGGTGGTGGACGTTGAGACATATACTATGCAAATATTAAATTGAAACAAAATATAAAATGAAAATAATTAAAAATGGCTCAATCCGTATTCCAAACCGCACTTGAAAACTATACGCCTACCATATTTATTCAACCTATTCTAAATGCCCGCCAAAATT